CGGCGTCTTTATACGGCGCACAAGAAATCACGCTGAATCCATCTGATCCTTTTACGCCCTACGCCAACCTTACCTTGGCTCAGGTTTGTGGTTGGCTAGAAGCAAATATGGGCGCGGAAGCTATTGCGGTTATCGACAATACGCTTGACAATGAGATTAGCGCAAAAGTTACACCCCAAGAAATAGCGCCGCCGCTTCCTTGGGCGTAACTGTGTTGACTAATACTGCGGATAAATTTAATCTGCGGATAACCGACTAGCCGGATAGCTAGGTGAAGGAGTATCGCCTTGAGCGACGAAGACCAGGCTGTAGCGGAGATCAGCCCCGCGCCGGAACCGGAAGCTACGGCAGCACCGGAATCTGCTGATACGACGCCGGAGGAACAGCAGCCTACAAAATCGTTCTCTCAGGAAGAGTTGGACGCGATTGTAAGCAAGCGCCTTGCAAGAGAACAGCGCAAATGGGAAAGAGAGCAGGCCCAACGGCTTGCGGAGCAGCAGGCTCGAACGCCCGCCGCACCTCCACCTGCGCCGGATGATTTCGAGAATGCTCAGCAATACGCGGAAGCGTTAGCGGAGCAGAAAGCTCGTGATCTTCTAGCCCAGCGCGAGGCCGCAGCCCAACAGGCAGCGATCTTGGAGTCTTATAAAGACCGCGAAGAAGAGGCTAGGGACCGATACGAGGACTTTGAACAGGTCGCGTATAACCCGAACCTTCCTGTCACGGACGTTATGGCTCAAGCCATCCAAGCTTCTGACATTGGCCCGGAAGTCATTTATTGGCTAGGGTCTAATCCAAAAGAAGCCGGACGGATTTCCAAACTGCCGCCAGTCTTGCAGGCAAAAGAGATCGGGAAGATCGAGGTCAATCTGACCACGAACCCGCCGGTTAAGAAAACCTCAACCGCGCCCGCACCTCTTGCTCCTGTCACGGCTACCCGATCAAACTCAGGCCCGAGACGAGACACGACGGACCCCCGGTCCATAAAGGAAATGTCAACGTCGGAATGGATTGAAGCGGAACGTCAGCGGCAGATCAAGAAGTGGGAAGCGCAGAACCGACGCTAAAGAACTAGCTCATAATCGGGGAAGTTCTTAGAAAGGCACCTTTTACGGATGGTAAACCGATGAACGCCAGTAGCCAACGCAGCAGCGGCAAACGACCGATACTCGACGCCTTCTATACGGCATCGCGTGTTTCGGACGTGTGCTTCGCTACGTTTGGCGCGAGATTCTTCGGAATGTGCGGCGCGGGCAAAGTAGGGTCTTTTGCGTCCCAACAGAGCAGCCCGCTGCTTGGCTTTGGTCTCTTCCGACGTGACCGATCCAAGCCGCGCTTGACGGATTTTCTCTCTGGATTCTTCGGTTCGAACGTATCGACCGGCCGTAGCCAACAAATCTGCGTGGCGCTCTTTGAGATGCTCTTCGCGCGTAAGGCACTCAAGGTTTTCCAGCCGATTATCGGTCTTATCGCGGTTTATATGATGGACCTGTTTGGATGGGTCAAAATTTTCCATCCAGCATTCCGCCATAACGCGGTGAAAAAGGTGTTTGTTGCCCAGCGAAATGTATCCGTCAGGTCTTTGATACAACGTGTAGGGTTGCAACTTTCTAAGAACTTTTCCGCAGCGCGAAACAGCGTAAAGATGGTTAAAGAATCGGTATTCGATTCCGTCGACTATTATGCTGGTCATGTTGTGCCTTTCGGGGCGGTTACGAGTAATTTAGTTCTAACCTAACTTCGAAAGGAAGTCAAACGTGTCTAATTCACTTCTTACGATCGACATGATCACAAGGAAAGCGCTCGAGATTCTCGAGAACAACCTCGTGCTTACCCGCACGGTCAACCGCCAGTATGACGACTCTTTCGCCGTTGAAGGCGCGAAGATCGGCTCGACCCTCCGCATCCGTCTGCCCGACCGCGCGCTGGTAACGGACGGCGCGGCGCTTCAGGTGCAGGATGACAACGAGCAGTACACCACGCTCGCGGTCTCCAGCCAGAAGCACATCGGCGTCAACTTTACGACGGCCGAACTCACCATGCAGCTCGACGATTTCGCTGAGCGTGTTCTGAAGCCGCGTATTTCGCAGCTCGCGTCGTCCATCGACGCCGACGTTGCGAACGCCTTCAAATACATCGGCAACTCGGTCGGCACGCCGGGCACGACGCCCGCTACGTCGCTCGTTCTGCTTCAGGCTCAGCAGAAGCTCAACGAGAACGCTGCGGTCATGTCGCCCCGCTATGCGACGGTCAACCCGGCTGCGAACGCCGCGCTGATCGAAGGCATGAAGGGCCTCTTCAACCCGGTCTCGGCGATCTCGAAGCAGTTCAAGAACGGCATGTTCGGCGAAGGCATTCTCGGCTATGACGAGCTGAATATGTCGCAGTCGATCAAGCAGTTCACGACCGGCTCGCGCACGGGCACGCTGACGGTCAACGCGTCGGTTACGTCGGAAGGCGCGACCAGCATCGTCGTTACGGGCCTTGGCTCGACGGTCGTCAAGGCCGGCGACGTGTTCACGGTTGCTGACTGCTTCGCCGTCAACCCGCAGACCCGTGAGTCCACCGGCTCGCTGTTCCAGTTCGTCTGCCTTGAGGACGTTACGGCGTCCACCACGGCGACGATCAAGGTCAACGCGATGTATTCGGCTTCGCAGGCTCTTGCGACGGTCGACGTTCTGCCGCAGTCCGGCAAGACCGTCACCTTCCTCGGCTCGCCGTCGACTCAGTATCCGCAGAACCTGATCTACCATCGTGACGCGATTGCGTTCGCGACGGCCGATCTGCTTATGCCGAACGGTGTCGACATGGCCTCGCGTCAGGTCCACAATGGTATCTCGCTCCGCGTTGTCCGTCAGTATGACATCAACAACGACCGACTGCCCTGCCGTATTGACGTTCTGTATGGCTACAGCGTCATTCGTCCGCAGATGGCGGTTCGCCTTTGGGGCTAATCAGATGGGGCTTCGGCCCCGTCTTTTTCTCTAATTCAGGAGCAATGAATCATGGCTGCTTATGATCCCGTTACGCAGAGCGCTGCTTACCCGCTCGACACTCTCGGCCCGACGCCGCTCATCCCCAACGCCGTCGGCGGTTACCAGCTCGGCGCTGGCGCGCTGACTGAGCCGCTTATGACCCCGCAGCCCGCCCCGAGCGCGCTGACGGGCGCGACGGTCACGGTTACTGTTGGCAATCTCGCTAACGGCATCATCACCGTTGACGCGGGCGGCACGGACGCGGGCACCTATACGTTCCCGACCGGCGCGCTGATCGACGCGGCGTTCCCGAGCATTAAGACGAACTCGGCGTTCGATGTCGTCGTCATCAACCTTGGTGACGCGGCCCAGAACGACGTGACGTTTGGTGCGGGTGCGGGCAACACCATTGTCGGCAATGCGGTCGTTGCGGATTCCGCTACGGCGACGTTCCCGGCTTCGGCTCGCTTCCGCTTCCGTCGCACCGGCACGGCCGCCTACACGATCTATCGTATCGGCTAAGGAGGGCTCTATGCCTAATACCAAACCGGTAGGCGTCGCGTTTTCGGACCCGGAGCTTGTCTCCGGCACGACGATCACAGGCGCTACCATCTCTGGCTCGACGATCACGGGCTCGACACTGACGACGGCGACGGCTTCTGGCACGTTCACGTCCACGGCGACGAGCGGCCCGGTCATCTCCAACGGGACGGCTGGTCTGTATTTTCTGACGACGGCGATCACGGCTGGCTCGACGACCACGACCGCTCCGGCGGGCTCGCTGGCCACGACGACCAACGCCACGGGCGCTGGCAAGCTGTTCACTTCGGTGGCCGGCAAATGGGAATTTCCCGTTCTCACCTAAATCAATCCTACGAGCGGCCTACGGGCCGCTCGGCCCTTACCATAGGTGTAAAATGGCTGTAATTTACCTGCGGCACCCCAAGCACGGGGTGAAGGTCGCTACCATGGATTTGGAAGCCGCCTACGACGAAGAGAACGGCTGGGAAAGGTTCGAGCCAGATGACGACAGCGGGCGAGCAGATCAACGGAGCGCTGAGACTGTTGGGCGTCCTCGCAGAGGGCGAAACGCCCTCGGCCGAGACCTCGCAGGACGCGCTGACCGCGCTGAATCAGATGATCGACTCGTGGAACACCGAGCGGCTGTCGGTATTTTCGACACAGGACCAAGTTTTTAACTGGCCGTCGGGCGAGCTGTTCCGCACGCTCGGCCCGACCGGCAATTTCGTAGGTGAACGACCTGTTCTGTTAGATGACTCGACCTACTTTCGAGACCCGCAGACCAACGTCTCCTACGGCATAAAGTTCATCAATCAGCAGCAGTATAACGGTATTGCTGTGAAGACCGTGACCAGCACCTATCCGCAGGTCATCTTCGTCAACAATACGTTCCCCGACATTGAAATGTATATCTATCCAAGACCTCTGCGGTTGTTGGAATGGCATTTCATTTCAGTTGAAAAACTTACGCAACCGGCCGTCTTGGCTACGCCGTTGACGTTCCCGCCCGGCTATTTGCGTGCGTTCCGGTATAATCTGGCTTGCGAGATGGCCCCGGAATTTGGGCTGGAGCCATCGGCGCAGGTGCAGCGGATCGCTATGTATAGCAAGCGAAATCTCAAGCGCATCAACAACCCCGATGATATCATGGCTCTGCCTTACAGCATTGTCGGCACGCGTCAACGCTTTAATATTTACGCTGGAAACTACTAATGAAAACGCCTATTCTTGGCGCATCCTATGTAGCTCGCAGCATCAATGCTGCGGATAACCGCATGGTGAATCTTTTTCCCGAAATCGTCCCCGATGGCGGTAAAGAACCTGCATTTCTTCAGCGCGCGCCGGGCCTGCGTTTATTAGCCAACATAGGAACTGGCCCTATTCGCGGCCTGTGGACTTTTGGCGGTGTCGGCTATGTTGTGTCGGGCGGCTCTTTATATAGAGTTGACGCCGCGTATAACGCCACGGCACTAGGATTTATCGGCGGAACTGGCCCGGTCAGTATGTCCGATAACGGCACGCAATTATTTATTGCGGCCAATCCTTTAGGTTACATCTATAACTCTTTCACCAATGTGTTTCAGAATATAACAGACCCGGATTTTCCTGGCGCAAGCGTGGTTGGATTTATCGACGGGTATTTCGTCTTTATCGAACCAGATTCTCAACGATTCTGGATAACAGCCTTAAACGACGGTTCTGACATTGATCCGCTGGATTTTGCCAGCGCTGAAGGTTCGCCGGACGGCCTCGTAAGCGTTATTGTGGACCACCGCGAAGTGTGGCTATTTGGGACAAACTCTGTTGAGGTTTGGTATAACGCCGGAAATCTTGATTTTCCGCTTCAACGTATTCAAGGCGCGTTCAACGAATTAGGTTGCGCGGCGGCGTATTCGGTCGCCAAGATGGACAACAATCTTTTTTGGCTTGGGTCAGACGCTCGCGGCAACGGCATTGTTTACCGCGCTAAAGGCTATACTGGTGAGCGTGTCAGCACTCATGCGATTGAATACGCCATAGCGCAGTATCCCGACATCTCAGACGCGATTGGCTATACTTATCAACAGGAAGGACATTCTTTCTACGTTCTTTTGTTTCCTTCCGGGAACGCCACTTGGGTTTATGACGTGTCTACTGGTGTCTGGCATGAACGTGCCGGCTGGGATAATGGCTTTTTTACCCGTCATAGAAGCAACTGCCAGATGTTCTTCAATGACCAAGTAATTGTTGGTGATTTTGAAAACAGCAATATTTATGCGTTTGATTTGGATGTTTACGAAGATAACGGGCAGATTCAAAAATGGCTTCGGTCTTGGCGCGCGCTGCCAACCGGGCAAAATGATCTCAAACGCATGACTCATCATAGTCTTCAGTTAGATTGTCAGGTCGGCGTCGGATTAGCGACGGGACAAGGCAGCAATCCAATGGCTATGCTTCGCTGGTCAAATGACGGCGGCCATACATGGAGTAATGAGCATTGGAAGTCTATGGGCAAGATAGGCGCGTATTATTATCGGACTATTTGGCGACGGCTTGGGATGACGCTTGCATCCCGCGACAGAGTCTATGAAGTGTCTGGGACCGACCCTAACAAAATAGCGATAATGGGCGCTGAACTTATTATGAGCCCCACCAATGCTTAATATGACCAATATAACGCCGCCGCGTGTGCCGCTCGTCGATCCGGCGACTGGGGTCATTACGCGCGAATGGTATCGGTTCTTTCTTAATCTGTTTGTCCTCACCGGCAGCGGCGAAAACACGGCGTCTTTGACGGACATCCAGCTTGGGCCTCAAGGTTCTGAAGAAGTTTTCAACGAGATTAATAAAGTCAATACGGAAGCGTCGTTAGCCAATACGCCAGCCCAGATAGGGACAATAGCAAGTCTCAACCAAGATAATGTAAATTATCTAGGATTCCAGACTACGCCTGCTTTGGGCTACACGCCGCCGGTCGGCACTGTGTTTTGGGATGGCGGCACCACGCTTACCGTTCAAAATACACCTAATGTCGCTCAGCCGGTAGGTGAGGCGCAGTATTATTATGTGAAGGCTACCGCAAATATTACTAAAGGCCAGCTCGTCATGTTCGACGGGTCTGTCGGGGCGTCGGGTCAGCTAAAGGGCAAGCCCGCCACAGGCGTTACAAGCGGCGAATACCTCATGGGCGTCGCCGCCGAAAATATAGCACTCAACGCTTTTGGTATCGTCACGAGTTTTGGCCTTGTTCGTGGGTTCAATACGAGCGGCGGCGCAGAGGCTTGGACAGATGGCACTATTCTCTATTATAACCCGGCGGTTGCCGGCGGACTGACCAAGACTATACCGTCCGCGCCGAATGTAAAAGCGATTGTGGCTGCGGTTGTAAATGCGTCTTCCGGCGGGGCCGGGTCAGTTTTTGTCCGCGTCAGCTTTGGGTCTAAACTCGGTGAAACGGACAGTAACGTTCAGTTTGGAACGCTGAGCAATAACGACATCATCGCATATGATAGTGGGGCTGGATATTGGAAAAATGTCGCCGCCTCGGATGTCCCCGGCGTTAGCTCTTTCGGGACACCAATAGGATATGTAGCCGGAAAATATTACTTCCCGACTTATGACGCATTCAGCGCAGCTACTGGCACTGTATCGGCAAATGTTCTTTATGGCTGCCCGATCTACATATCCAGCGCGCATACTTTTATTTCTATTGGGTTAGCGAATGTTACGGCGGCGGTAGCCGGGAATGCGCGGCTAGGCATATACACTAAGAAGGCCGGCGCAGATTACCCTGACGCGCTTGTGCTTGATGCAGGAACAGTAAGCACGGGCGCGACAGGTACTAAAACCATAACTATATCTCAGTCTCTGCCCACAGGATATTATTTCTTGGCTGTAGTATTTGACGCCACACCGACTATTCGCGGATTTGTGGCGGTCAACGGCAATATCATAATGGGCGGCATTTGCGGGACAACTTCTGCCGATCCGACAGCCGCGACGAATGGCATAGGACATGTGACAGGATCGCTTACTTATGGGGCGTTGCCAGCTACTTTTCCGTCTGCCACGTATGTAGGAACGAATGGGCCTAAAATATTCTTGGGAACTTGACTGTTGTTCTGGATAGAATATCATAGGCATACAGATATATGAGGAATTACAATGGCTTACCTGACTACGCCCCCTAAGTTGCAATTTTTTACGGCGGCGGGCATTCCGCTGGTAGGCGGTAAGCTTTATTCATATTCGGCCGGCACGACCACGCCGTTAGCCACATATACGGATCAAAGTGGCGGCACGCCGAATACTAACCCCGTAATTCTTAACTCCCGTGGCGAGGCTTCAGTTTGGCTTGGGAATGATAACTATAAGCTAAAATTAACAGACGCCAATGATGTAGAGATATGGACTGTCGATAATATCGAAGGCGACCCGACGCTGGCCACGCTAGCTGGACCTAATGGTGCTACTCTTATTGGCTATACGACGCCTTCGGGGTCTATTACGACTGTTGCTGCGGCGCTCGACGGCATTCCTACGGAATTGACCACTAACGTAACTTATTACGTCAGAACTGATGGTAACGATAACAATAATGGTCTTACTAACACGCCTTCGGGCGCGTTCAAGACCATTCAACGTGGTGTAAATGCCGCGTATGCTAATAACACTAACGGCTACATAATAACGGTCAAAGTAGGTGACGGCACTTACAGTGAAGCTGTTCAAGTTATTAACAGCTTAATTGGCAATGGGTTTCTCTATATAACCGGCAATACAGTGACGCCTGGCAGTTGTATTGTTAACGGCGGCGGCGGGAATGCGTTTACATTTAGCGGCGGCGCAAGCGCTATTTTGCGAGGTTTCAAAGTATTAGGCGCTAATGGCGTTCAGAGTATTACGGGATCTAGCCTAAACGTCGGCAGTATGGATTTTGGCGCTTGTTCCGCTATGCACTTAGACGCGGGGACAGGCGGGATTATAACTGTCGGCGCGAGTTATTCTGTAAGTGGGAACGCATTAGGGCATTTGCATGTAGGCAGTTTTGGCAATATTTCTGTTCCTGACTCTATTACGATAACTTTTTCGGGATCGCCTGCTTTCAGCGCGTATTTTATCGGTGTGGCGCAAGGAACAGTTGCTTGGGGCGCGCCTACTATATCGGGAAGCGCGACGGGTCGCCGGTATCTGTCTCATTTTGGCGGCGTTATTGTTACGCCTCAATCATTCTCTTACTCATCTATCCCCGGCGATTCAGCCGGTGTGGCTAACGCTGGCGGAATAATCGTCGGGTCTAATTCGGAAGCTATAAATTATGCGCCGGATGTTTATACCGCCAATACTCTGGAAATTCAGTCTATCGACTTTAATACGCAAACTTATGTGACGCGGTTCAAAACGCAGAATGATCTATTCACTAGTAAAGGATATTTTTACTGTAACGGCGATGGAAGTTATAGTTCGGGTAAAACTTATATGGCATCCGCCGCCGAAGTTGTGTTAACGTCTGGCACAACAGATGGCGCTACGTTTGCCC